CGTTTAAGTATGGCCATAAACATTCATAAAGAATCTGCCCTGATTTCCACGAGTTGGGGACAATTTCAAATTATGGGCGAAAACTGGAAAGATCTCGGTTATTCATCTGTTCAAGAATTTGTTGATCAGCAGCAACTTAGTGAAGGTTACCAGCTCGAAGCATTTATTCGTTTTATTGAGTGGAAACCAGGCTTATTAGAAGCCTTACGAAAACAAGATTGGGAAACTGTCTTTACACTCTATAACGGCAAAAATTATAAAAAACTTGGCTATCAAGCAAAATTCCAAAAAGAATGGGATCATCTTGAACCAATTTATCGTGAGAAAACAGCAGCATGAAAAAGCCCCATGCTTTACGTGAATATTTGCTAAATGCGATTCCGGATCTACCACAGGATCCGGATCGCTTACTCATCTTTGCTAATGACGGTAAATTAATGAGTACAGCAGCAAATGGATATAGTTTTGAAATGGCATATACGCTAGATATGATCATTACTGACTATGCTGGTGATGTAGATGTATTTGGCGTTGTACTTTTCACTTGGATTATGGATAACCAATCCGAACTCATGGCCAATTTAAATAAAGTACAAGAAGCCATTACTTTTGAAGCTGAACTCATCGATAACAGCAAATATGATCTGCACTTTAAAATCCCTTTAACTGAACGTGTCATTGTGAAAAAGAATGCTGAAGGGAAATTTGAGATCTCCTACCCGACTGAATCACAATATACTGAGTTTAGTCCACCTACAGATTTTGAATTAATTGATAAGGATGGATCTACACTTGCAACATGGCGAACTGCAGATATTCAAGGACGTTCATTAGATATGCCCTTTCCAGGGAAAAGCCCATGAATAATATTCAGGATCTTACTCTTTATCTGCAGCCATTATTGACTCGATTGTCTCCAAGTGAAAGGGCAAAACTAGCAAAGAATATTGGACGAGATCTTCGGACAAGCCAACGCCAGCGTATTACAGTCCAGCAGAACCCTGATGGTTCAGCTTATACGGCAAGACGTACACGTTTACGTGACCAGAAAGGAAAAATTAAAAGAAAAATGTTCTCTCGGATTAAATCTAATACCCACCTAAAAGTACTAAGTAATAGTGAATCAATTGCTGTAGGTTTTATTGGACGTATTAATCGAATTGCGAAAGTACATCAATACGGATTAAGGGATCGAGCTACCAGATCTGCTCCGGATACAGTTTATCCAAAACGTGAGTTATTAGGATTTACAGATAAAGAAATTAATCTGGTTGAGTCATCATTCATTAAGCACATCAATATTAAGTAGCTCAACTTGTGAAAACCATTTTCACAAGCTCCAATTGCTGAAAACAAAAAAACTCTAACGCAAAGTGTTGGCATGAATGCTGACATTAATCGTCGTCTTGAAAATCTGATTCGGTTCGGAACAATCAAGACCATAAATCCGTCTAAACCAATCCCCCTTGTCACTGTAGATCTTGACGATATTGTTACGCCTGAAATTCGCTTTTTTAATGCACGTTCTGGCAAAGATTCGACTTGGGACCCACCCTCTGAACATGAAGAAGTAATGGTAATTTCACCATGTGGTGAGATTGGCCCCACCAGCGTAGTTTTTTATGGGCTTTATAACAATGAACACCCAGCCCCATCTGATGATTTAAATAAAAAAATACGAGTATTTGCGGATGGTTGTGTGATTGCCTATGACGTTGCTGCACATCAATTATCTGCAATTTTACCTTCAGGTGGCAAAGCAATTGTTACTGCTGATGGCGGTATAACCGTAAACGGGGACACAACCATCAATGGGAACCTCCATGTAAATGGAAGTACTGCCATGACTGGAAATAATACCGTCGGTGGTAGCCAGTTGGTACAAGGAAGTAGTCATTCAACGGGTGCTTTTAGTACTGAAGCTGATGTCAAAGCTGGCTCAATTAGTTTGAAAGGACATAAACACCCTGGTGATAGTGGTGGGACTACTGGAGGACCAACTCCATGATGTCTCGTGAAAATGGCCGCGAGCTTGAAACTGAATTAGATCATATCCGTCAATCTGTCCAGGACATTCTAACCACCCCCATTGGCACAAGAATCATGCGTCGAGAATATGGTTCTTTGATCTATCAACTGATCGACTCACCTTTTGATGAAATTGCCACTCTGCAGTTATATGCCGCCACAGCAACTGCACTTTTACGGTGGGAGGACAGAATTATTCTAAATTCTGTTTCGTTAGTAACTAATGAAGAAGGTTCATATTTTTTAGATATAGATTGCAGTCTGGTAGATAGCAATAAGCAAGCCTCTTTACATATTCCCCTTTCAATTGGATCTGCCTTATGAGTGTTGATTTTAATTCTTTACCAAAGCCAAATTTTGTAGATGTAATTGACTACGAGGTAATTTTTTCAGAACGCAAAGAGTATTTTATTTCGCTTCATCCAGAAGATGGGCAAGAGGATGTCCGTAAAACTCTGAGCCGTGAAAGTGAACCAGTCACTAAGCTTCTACAAGAGAATGCTTACAGAGAAATGATTTTGCGTAATCAAATCAACGAAAAAGCACTGGCTACTCAACTTGCATTTGCTAAAGGAAATGACCTTGATGTCTGGGGTGCAAATTTTGATGTAAAACGTTTGGTGATTACACCAGCTGATGATTCAGTCACACCACCCGCCCTTGCAGTTTATGAAGAAGATGAAGATTTTCGTTATCGTATTCAAAAGAAATTAGATGCCTTAAGTACCGCTGGCCCAGAATCAGCTTATGAATTTCACACCCTTTCTGCTGATAGTCGTGTTGCAGATGTTAAATGCAGTTCTCCTGCCCCAGCTCACGCACTTTTAACTATTCTTCAGCGTGACACATCAAATAATGCTTCAACTGAAGAACTTAACAATGTTGTCTACAATTTCGTTTCTTCCGAAAAGAAACGTCCTACAGGTGACCGAGTACAGGTTCAATCAGCTGAAATCATTAACTATGAAATTGAAGCTGTATTAGTCACAAAGAATGTTCCTGAAACAGATCCCGTATTAGCAGCAGCTCAAGCAAAAATTCTTGCCTATACCAAAGAACCGAAACGAATAGGTAAAGGTGTCTTTTTTTCTGACCTTTACTCAATTTTAAAGGTATCAGGGGTTGAACGAGTTGAACTTATTAATCCAACTTCTGAGATTCACCTCAATAATTTCCAAGCAGTTTCATGCACAGCAATCCGACTCAGTGTGAGGAATGAATAATGAATTTACTTCCTCCAAATACCACCTCTTTTGAAAAGAAGATTGTTGAAACGACAGCAAAAACATCAGAGCTAAATACAAACTTAACTAGCTTGATTCGTGTTGATGATGCCCCTGCTGATTTCTTATCTATTTTAGCTTGGCAATTTTCTGTAGACCGTTGGCAAGATGATTGGCCAGATGACGTCAAACGTGCACAAATCAAGAACTCAATCAAGGTTCATACCTATAAAGGGACAAACTTCGCTCTCCGATCAATTGTAGAAAGTTTTGGTTATTCATTAACGATCCATGAGTGGTGGCAAGAAAGCCCAATGAATGAACCAGGAACATTTCAAATCACGATTGAAACAAATGGACGTGCTTTTACAGAAAAGACATCTAAGACCTTGGTTGATCTACTTCACGATGCAAAGCCTTTAACACGTGAACTTAAAGGTATCGAGATTAACGTTATTAACGTTCAAGGCGAAACCAATGTCGCATGTGGTTGTTATGGCGGTGATGACGTAACCATTTATCCCAAAGTTGATGATCCAAATTCCCTAATTTATCCAGTTTTTGCTTTTTATGAGCACGAAACGACCAGTATCTATCCTAAATAGAGCATAAAAATATGGCTGCACTTTATCACTCGCTATTTACAGAAAAGGGCTTAGAACTCCTTCGAGAGTCGATTCAAAACGGAACAAAGCTAGGCATTACTCATATGTCATTCGGTGATGGTGGTGGCAACTTGCCTATACCAGATGCTTCATTCACACAAATGATTAATGAAGTTTATCGTGTTCAATTAAATCGACTTGCCCCATCTAAAGAAAATCCGAACTGGCTGGAAGCGGATGGGGTTATTCCTAGTGCTGTCGGTGGCTTCAATATTCGTGAAGTTGGTCTTTGGGCTGGGGAAATCATGGTTGCTTATGCCAACTATCCTCCGACATATAAACCTTCAGGTGATCAAGGTACAGCTCAAATCAAAACGATTCGTATTGTGCTTCAGATCGATAATACGGCCAATTTTGAATTAAAAATTGATTCAAGTATCGTGATGGCTACAATCCAAGCTGTTGAAGATGCTAAAAATGAACTATATAAAAATACAATAGCAAAGGTTGAAAAATTAGCTGACTTAAATCAACTTGAAAAATGGGATGGACGAACAGTATATGTAAAAGACATCGCAAATTTTAAATTTGACCAATTACAAGCTCAATGGATATTAGCAGGAAATACAGCTGGTTCCGTTTTTGATGAAAACGGTCAGAATCAACAGCAAATTAATAATGCAAGGATTTTAACTTTTGAAGACTTTCCAACTGTATCTGATGCTCTGGATTTTGCTAAAGAAGATATAAATAATTATGTATATGCAAAAGCGGGGAAGACATATACCTTGCCTCAGGGTGAAGTATTCTTTAATCGTATTATTTGTCTATCTGGTTCGGCAACAATCAGAGTATTAAATGGAACAAACTTAAATTACTTAAGTAAACTAGATGGCACAGAAATAGTTTGTCTTAAAAACTTAAATATATTGATTGAAGGTCACAGAGCTGACGTGAACAACTCTGTTTTGCAAGTTTTCACAACAAGTTGGTCAAATACTGTTAAGTCATTAACTTTAGAAAACTTAAAAGTTTATGGTTTAAAATCGATTAACGATTTATCTTCTTGGCAAGATGATATTGGTAAGAGTCGTTGTCAGGGTTTTATATCAGTTAAAGTGTCAGAATTCTCTAGTATCAAAAATATTGAACATTATGGCTTTGGAACATTTGTTAGCCTTGATACAAGTTCACCAAAAGCGATACATACTGAAGAAAATGTGACTGGCTACAATAATGAAACTAATATCTTTATTATTGAGCGAATATGGAAAAGTGGTAGTTCAAAAAATATTAATATTATAAATACTGCTATTCAGCGTGATTATTGGATTAAAAAAAATGCGACTGATCCAGTAGGAAGAAATGGTAAAAATTGTGTTATGTGTGAAGCAGATCATACAGATAGCTATGTAGTAGAAAATATTACTGCTAAGTGTGCAATTGAGAAATCTGTATATAATACATCTACTAACAGTGTAACTAGAAATACTATAGATGATAACTGTTTTTCAATGACTACTATTAAAAGCCCAAAACAGGCCGGTATTCCGAAGTCTAGTGTAGATGGATTTAACTTAAAATGTATAGATCCAATTAATACAATTGGTGTTCAAGATACCTATGGATGGAAAAATGCAACTATAGAGCGTGTATCGATAGAACAGTCTATAAAGAGTGTTACTAAGCCTTTTATTTTCTCAGATTTAGGTGATTTGACATATAAAAATATTACTGCAAAAAATACTGGCGTTCCTTTATATTTTAGTGATGGTAATAATATTAACTCAGTTAGTGTAATTAGTGCAGATTTTATTGATTGTTATGATTTTAATTTTTCAACTTTATATTTTAAAGCCGCTGGAACAAAAACTGTAAAAAATTTAAATTTCGTCAATGTAAGACATTATTCAAATAATTTAATGAATGTCGCAGTTACTGAGTTACCAGGCGTAGGCGTTGCCCTTGATGGTGTTGTCAATTTTAAAGCATCGAACTCAAGTTGGTTTTCAAAATTATCACCATTTTCAAAAGGAAATGAAACAACTTATATCGAGATTCTGAATTGTAATTTTACTTTGAAAAATTCAACATTAATATCAACTATGTGGGATAACCTAAAAAATACTGGAACATACGCACCACAAGCAAATATCTTTGATTTTTCAATTGATTTCGTAACTACATTTAATACAGTCCCACAACCTAAAGTGAAAGCTTATTTTAAAAAAATTAATAATAGTGGAATTGTATTATGCTCAGATCATTGGTCACAAATAGATATTGATTACACAGTATCAACGTCTGAAGGTGTTTCATTGCTAACTATCGGAGACCAATCTTTTGAATTGTCAGCTCGTTATAATGATAAAATGCTTAAATTTTATTGGGATAGTGTCAATAAAACAATTATTCCTATAGTAAATTTTGGTTCAATATTTGCTACATCCTTAACTTCTGAAAAAATTAATATTTTTGTAGATAATTTGAATCGTTTAATTATCAATATTGGTAATGGGAGCTGGTCAGGTGGTAATGGAAATCTATTTATTAAAGTAATTCGTTAGTATAAGAATTTCACTTTATTATGTAAAAACCATTTTCACAGACCAAGTAACTTACACTTTTGGTTTAGTCATGCAAGCCTGTTTGTTGAATTAAAACCTCAATAAACAGGCTTTTTTATGGCTATAGATCAATACCACCACGGAATCCGTGTCCTTGAACTCAATGATGGGATCAGGCCAATCCGAACCATTGCAACTGCAATTCCGGGCTTTGTTGCAACTGCCGATGATGCAGACCCATTAGTATTTCCAGAAAATCAAGCAGTACTAATTACAAATATTCAAGCTGCAGTAGCTAAAGCTGGTAAAAACGGAACTTTAGCAAAAGTACTCCAAAATATGGCCAACCAGACCAATGCTATTTGTGTCGTGGTCCGTGTACCAACTGCAGTTGATGAAGCAGCTCAAACTGCAAACGTCGTTGGTACTGTAACCGCTGAAGGTAAATATACCGGCCTTAAAGCTTTACTTGTTGCCAAATCAAAATTAGGTGTTAACCCGCGTATTTTAGGTGCACCAGGGCTTGATACTCAGCCAGTTGCTACTGAATTAGTTGTAATTGCTAAAAAGTTGCGTGCTATGGCTTATGCGTATGCATGGGGGTGCAAAACAAAAGAAGAAGCTGTGGCGTATCGTGAAGCGTTTGCTGCACGTGAACTCATGATCATTTGGCCAAACTTTGTAGCATTCAATACGACAACGGCTCAAACAGAAACAGTACCAGCTGTAGCAGTTGCTATGGGTTTACGCGCAAAGATTGATAACGAAATCGGCTGGCATAAAACCCTTTCAAACGTTGCAGTATCAGGTGTTACTGGTATCGATGCTGATGTGACTTGGGATCTGCAAGATCCAGCAACTGATGCTGGCCATCTCAACAGTAATGAAGTCACCACTTTAATTCAGCATGAAGGCTTTCGCTTTTGGGGATCTCGTACTTGTTCTGATGATCCATTATTCCTATTTGAAAACTATACCCGTACCGCTCAAGTCCTAGCTGACACGATGGCTGAAGCACACATGTGGGCAAATGATTTACCACTGCATGGTTCATTAGTCACGGACATTCTTGAAGGTCAAAAGGCCAAGCTTCGTGAACTCACACGCAATAAATACCTCATTGGTGGTGATGCCTGGTTCGATCCTGAAGCCAATACTCCGGATACGTTAAAGGTTGGGAAGTTGGCCACTGATTACGATTACACCCCTGTCCCACCGTTAGAAGATCTGACCTTCCGTCAACGTATTACAGATCGTTATCTCGCTAACTTTGCGGCATCTGTAAAAGCATAAGGAACATAACGCATGGCTTTACCTCCAAAACTAAAAAATATGAACCTCTTTAATGAGGGGAATAGCTACTTGGGCAAAGTTAAAACTGTGACTTTACCTAAGTTAGCCCGAAAGACTGAAGACTACCGCGGCGGTGGTATGAACGGCACCGTAAAAGTTGATTTAGGTATGTCCGATGATGGTTTAGTACTTGAATCAACTTATGGTGGTTTAGATCTTTTGACTCTCCGTCAGTTTGGTATGGAAAAAATTGATGGTGTTTACCTTCGCTATGCAGGTGCATACCAGCGTGACGACTCTGGTGAATATGATGCCGTTGAAGTTGTTGTTAAAGGTCGTCATGAAGAAATTGATGGAGGTGAATCAACGCCTGGTGAAGACACAGAACATAAGGTCGTGACCAATTGCGTTTATTACAAATTAACCGTCAACGGTGTAGTAGAAGCTGAAATCGATATTTTAGGCTTCAAAGAAATCATCAACGGTGTTGATCGCCTTGAAAAGCAACGAAGTGCTATCGGCTTATAGTTTCCTTCTCGTCTGTAGTTCTGTACTGCAGACGTTTTTTATTTAATCTTTAGGATATTTCTACATGAATCAAATTGATCAAGCGATTAATCAAGAACAAATCAAAAACCCAAATGAAGAAGTAGTGACTTTAGAAGAACCGATTCGAATGGGTGAAAACCTAATTAATCAGGTGACCATTCGTAAGCCTGGCGTAAAAGCCTTATCAGGCACTTCTTTGAAAGATATTTACAACCACGATGTGGACGCGCTTTGCCGTGTACTTCCCCGCGTAACTTCTCCAGCATTGACACCACAGCAGATTGTTATGATGGATCCCGTGGACTTCGCTCAACTTGGAGGACATTTAGTCACTTTTTTGTACCCCAAAGAGCTGCAGAAAATTCTGAAAGAACAGACGATCTAAGTCTTGTTGACGATGTAGATGAGGCGATAGCGAATATTGCCGTCATCTTCCATTGGCCACCAAGTGCCTATGATGACATGGATATTATTGAACTAACAAAATGGCATCAACTGGCACTAAAACGCAATCAACCTCCTAGATAAATAGAATCCACCTATTATGGCCAGATTAAAATTAGAAGTCCTTTTCAACGGCATTGATAAATTATCAGGACCCATCACAAACATCGTAGGTGGGTCCAAATCAATGGCAGCAATCTTAAAGAAAACCAGTGCAGAAATTAAAGAACTCAATGCACAACAAAGGAAAGTTGAGAACTACCGGTCTTTACAATCAGCTATTGGTAAAACTACTGCAGCTTTAAAAAAATATCGTGATGAATACAAATTACTAAAGGATCAAAGTAAAACAGGTAACCTTTCTGAAGAACAAGTAAAACAAATGAAATCCCTTGAACAAGCAATTCGGAGAACTAATGCTACGTTCAAACAACAAGCTACCGAGTTATCAAGTGTTACACGGGATCTAAATTTAGCTGGAATGAATCTGAACAGTCTGGCTGAAGATGAAATCAGACTTAAGCAGCGAACACATCAAGCCACAATGGAGCTGAACCAACAACAACAAGCGTTACAACGTTTGAATCGGGCACAGCAGCAATACCACCGTTATAGTAACTTTGCACGCAATGGCGCTTCTGCAGGCATGACTGCGGGTATTGGAGGTGTCGGTTTACTCTATTCTATGCGCCAACCCATTAATGAAAGTAAACGTGTAGATGTTGAAAGCAATCGGATAGCTGCGCTTGGCTTGGGTGAAAATGTTACACGTAAAGCAGTTAAATACGCCGAAGCAATGGACACGTTCGGGACTTCTATCCTAGATAATATGACTCTTTTACGAGATGGACTCACAATTTTCTCCGACCTGCATCATGCAGAAATGGTGGCCCCTACTCTGGCAAAAATGAAGTTTTCAAATCAGGCAATGTTTGGTCATGAAAAAGGTGAAGAAAATGAACGTGCCTTTATGGACATGCTCAAGGTTATTGAACTGCGGGGTGGCCTGAAAAGTGAAAAAGCCTTTCAGGATCAAGCGAATAAAATTCAGCAGGTCATCACTGCCACTGGTGGCCGTGTTCAAGGAAGTGAATGGTTGAATGCCATTAAAACCGGTGGTATTGCTGTTAAAGGCCTTACAGATGAGGCCCTGTATTACAAAATGGAATCTATTGTTCAGGAGTGGGGTGGAAACCGCTTTGGTACAGCTGCCATGTCTGCCTATCAGAATATTTACCAAGGCCGAACCACAAAACGTGCAGCAAATAACATGCTTAAACTTGGCTTGATTGATGACCAAAGTAAATTGAAGCATGACAAAACTGGTCAGATTTCCTATCTAGATGTAGGGGCAATTAAAGGGGCCGAAATCTTCAAGAAGGATCAATTCGCTTGGATGGAGCAAATTCTATTACCGACATTAGCTAAAAATGGCATCACAGAGAAAAGTGATGTATTAGATGCAATTGGTAGTATCTTCACCAACCGGACGGCATCAAGTTTATTCAGTGATATGTACCTTCAACGTGACATTATCAATAAAAGTGCAAAAATGAATGCTGGTGCTGACAATATAGACCAGTTATACGGTAAAGCTTCCAATACAACCGCTGGTAAAGAATATGAAGCTAAAGCCAAATTACATGATGCATATTTAAAATTTGGCCGAACAATTCTTCCTATCTATACAAGAGCAATTGAAATAGCCACAAATGCAACTCAGGCATTTACAGCATGGATGGATAAAAACCCAGCTGCTGCAAAAGCTTTAGGTACTGGTCTAATTATTGTAGCCACAAGTTTAGTGACGATTGGCGGTGCACTTGTTGTTTTATCTCCTCTGCTTCTTGGAATGGCCAGTTTAAGACTTGTTATGACTTCACTAGCAATGGGTGGAACTGTTTTAACGTCCGTATTCTCAAAACTTCCTGCGGTATTTAGCCTGCTTAAAATGGCATTCATGGGTGTTGGCCAAGCATTCTTATTTATTGGCCGTTTGATGTTGGCCAATCCAATTGGCCTAGCTATTACAGCTATAGCCGTAGGTGCTTATCTTATTTATAAAAACTGGGAACCTATCAAAGGTTTCTTTGAGGGTATTTGGGGTTCTGTTAAAACTGCCTTTAATGGTGGTATTACAGGTGTCTCAGCTCTAATTATTAACTGGTCTCCTATTGGACTTTTCTATGCTGCATTTGCAAAAGTCTTATCCTGGTTTGGCGTAGATCTACCATCTCAATTCACCAGTTTTGGCGCGATGATTTTAACTGGTTTAAAAAACGGCATTCTCTCTAAAGTCGGTGAAGTAAAAGCTGCTCTCTCCGGAGCAGTCTCAGATGTGATTGATAAGGCCAAAAATATCCTAGGTATTCACTCCCCCTCTCGTGTGTTTATGGGCATTGGTGACTACACCATGCAAGGTATGGCTTTGGGAATCACCCAAAACCATAACCTACCCGTTAAAGCTACACAGCAAGCTACGCAAAATGTAATTAGCACAGGTACTACTGCCAAGGTTACACCAGTGACTCCAATCCGAGCACAAGGTGGTAGCAACTTCATAAGTAACGACACAATCCAAATTACGATTAAAGCAGAACACGGCCAACCGGTACGTGAAACTGCACGTGCATTACGTGCGGAAATGCAACGGATTCAACAAGAAGAACGTGATGCTAGACGTCGTTTTCTAACAGACACGGAGTAAAACAAAATGATGATGGCTTTAGGTATGTTCGTTTTTTCTTTGCGTACAGCGGCATATCAAGAACTTCAACGTGTCACCAATTGGAGACACCCAAGTAATAGCCGGGTTGGCTCTACTCCGGCGTATCAGTTTACAGGGAAAGGTGAAGATACCATTACCCTGAAGGGAGAAATCTACCATGAGCTTACTTGGCTAAGATCAACAATCGACATTCTTCGCCAAATGGCAAATACGGGCAAAGCATATACCCTT